AGACACGAAAGATTGACCCTGCAAAGGAAGAAGAGATTACACGCACCCAATGGGCGCGTTACGAACGCGCTCGGGACAACGGCCACCTCGACTATGTGGAAATGGCGCTCAAGTGTGATGAGTACTACCAAGGGGACCAATGGGACCCAGATGATCAGGCGGTGCTTGAGAACGAAGGACGCCCCGCCCTTACGATCAACACGATTCTGCCTACGATTAATACAATTTTGGGCGAACAGTCGACTCGCCGCGCAGACATTAAGTTCAAGCCCCGTCGCGGCGGCGACGAAGAAGTAGCGCACACGCTGTCCAAGCTGTACATGCAGATTGCTGACAGCAACAAGCTGGACTGGGTCGAGCAACAGGTATTCAGCGACGGCCTGATTATGGACGGTCGGGGGTACTTTGACGTCCGCATGGACTTTAGTGATCACGTTGAAGGTGAGATCCGCATCACGGCTAAAGACCCACTGGACATTCTTATCGACCCAGATGCTAAGGACGCCGACCCAAAGACTTGGAACGAGGTGTTTGAGTCTAAGTGGATGACGCTCGACGAGATCGAGGAGCTATATGGCGAGGACAAGGCGGAGCGCCTGCTATTCGTTGCAGAGAACGGTATGAGCTTCGGCCCTGATTCGGTCGAATATCAGGAAACCCGCTTCGGTGACACCGAAACAAACGACGATTACTTCGGCGCAGGCGTCCCTGGGGACGAGGAGTACCGTAACGTTAAGGCGCTGCGCGTCGTGGAGCGTCAGCACAAGAAGCTGCACCGTGCATCTTTCTTCGTCGACCGATTGACTGGCGACCAAAGGCAGTGCCCTTCCGAGTGGGGCGAGGCGAAATGTAAAAAATTCGCCAAGAAATACGATATGGAGCTTATATCCAAGGTCATCCGCAAGGTTCGGTGGACTGTTACGTGCGATCAGGTGGTTCTGCATGACGACTGGTCTCCCTATGACCAGCTGACCATCGTCCCGTTCTTCTGCTACTTCCGCAGAGGACGCCCGTTCGGCGCAATCCGCAACTTGCTGTCCCCACAGGAGCAGCTGAACAAGATCGCGAGCCAGGAACTGCACATCGTGAACACCACCGCGAACAGCGGATGGATGGTTGAGAGCGGATCGCTCGTTGGTATGACGGCCGATGACCTCGAAGAGCACGGCGCAGAGACTGGATTGGTGCTTGAGTACAACCGAGGGACGAATCCACCGGCAAAAATACAAGCTAACCAGATCCCGACCGGCCTCGACCGCATTGGGCAGAAAGCAGCAGCGAATATTCAGGCGATTTCGGGCATCAACGACTCAATGTTGGGTACAGATAGCGCCGAAGTGTCTGGAATTGCTATCCAAGCGAAGCAGAATCGCGGCGCGATCATGATTCAGGTGCCTTTGGACAATTTAGCGAAGTCCAGACAGTACCTAGCAGAGAAAATTCTGAACTTAATTCAGACTTTTTACACTGAAGAGCGCGTTATTCAGGTCACGAACGAAGAAGACCCGATGCAACCGCGCGAACCGCTGGTTTTGAACACGATGTCGCCCGAAGGAGACATCATCAACAACCTGACGCTGGGTGAATACGACGTAATTGTCTCCACTGCCCCTGCGCGGGACAGCTTCGACGAGACTCAGTTCGCAGAAGCACTGAGTTTACGCCAAGCAGGTGTCGCAATTCCTGACGACGCAATCATTCAGTACAGCCATCTAGTGAAGAAGGGAGAACTGGCCAAACGTATACGTCAAATGACCGGCCAAGAACCGCCAACACCAGAACAGGCACAGGTCATGCAGCAACAGCAGATGCTGGCGATGCAAAACCTGCAGCTGGAGACCATGAAGCTCCAAGCTGAAGTCGAAAAACTCCAGACCGAAGCGGCCGTAAACGTCGCGAAGGTACAGGAAGTAGCGGAAGTGAATCCGCAAGCCCGTCTGGCTGAGCTACAAGCGAAGCTCCAGATGAACCAAGAGCAGCTAGCCCTCCGCAGAGAGCTTTCTGCTGCCACCAACGAAATCCGCCAAGGGCAAAGTGAGACTACCGCCGCAGCCAAGATAGCTGCGGAGGCTATGAAGCAAGGTAGAAGCGCTACGCGCACAGCTGGACCAACCCAACCAACCCAATAGGACTTTGATATGAGCACCAAAGACGAATCAACTGAAGACAAGCCGTTGGAATTTGACGTAATGCCAGGGGCTGATCGCCCCGAAGAGGACGACACGCCTGCGCTTGACCTAAGTTTTACGCAGGAAGAGGAACCAGAAGCCGTTGTCGAAGAGGAACCCACTGTCGCTGAAGCCGAAGAATCGGAAGAAGAACCTGAAGCCGAAGATTCCGAAGAGGACGTGGCCGAAGATGAAGCCGAAGAAACCGAAGCAGCTGTCGAGGAGGTAGAGGAAGCCGAGGAAGCGCCGGAAGAACCTGCCCCCGAGCCTAAGAAAGCGGCTAAAAGCAAAATGGTTCCTAAAGCCCGCCTCGATGAGGTGCTTGCAAAGCAGAAAGCCCTACAGAAGCAGCTTGATGAGATAAATGCTGCCAAAGAAAAAGCTGAAGAAGCGCCCGAAGCCTACGATTTCGATGAGAAAGAAGTCGAATACCAGAACATGGTGCTCGATGGGGAGACAGAAAAAGCTGTAGCTCTGAGACGAGAGATTAGAAAGGCGGAGCGCGAGCAGCTTGAGTACGAAATGCGCCAAGAAATGACGCAAACCGTAACTCAAGACCGCCAAATGAACGCGCTTCAGCAGGCTGCGACCGCTATGGAAGAAGCGTATCCCGTTTTCGACCGTAACTCAGCGGAGTTCAATGAGGATTACACGAACGAAGTCCTCGAACTGCGTGATGCGTTCATGTCCACCGGCTATGACGTAGTAGACGCGCTGTCAAAAGCCGTCAAATACGTCGTGAAAGACCACGATTTAGATCAAACGGAAGAAAGCGCACCGAGTTTGGCTGGGAAAGCGCCGTCTGTAGACGAAGTTGCCAAGAAACGCGCGCAAGTGAGCAAAAAACTGAAGGCCGCAGAAGCCCAACCACCTGAATTGCCAGGTGAAAGCTCCTCGGTTCATGGAGAGAAAGGTCTAGATGTCTCCAACATGACCGAAGAAGAGTTTGAAGCGTTGCCTGAAGCCACCCTAAGACGCCTACGCGGCGATATTTTGTAAGGAGCAGCCTGAATGGCGAGCGAAAGAGACCCACGATTAGCCCGAGCAGGTGTCTCGGGCTTCAATAAACCTAAGCGGACGCCTAATCACCCCACAAAAAGCCACGTCGTCGTCGCAAAAGTGGGAGACAAGGTCAAAACCATACGGTTTGGGCAACAAGGTGTAACCGGTGCAGGTAAAAACCCGAAGAGCGCTAAGGATAAGGCTCGAAAGAAGTCATATTACGCTCGCCACAATGCTCAAGATTCGAAACCCTCAAAGCTGTCGGCGCGTTATTGGTCGCATAAGGTGAAGTGGTAATGAGCAGAACCGACGAACCTAAATGGAAACGCATTGTCGCGTCGGTTAAGGCGGGCTCAGCTGGCGGAAAACCTGGCCAGTGGTCAGCCCGTAAGGCTCAAATCGCGACGCAGCGTTACAAAAAGTCGGGTGGCGGTTATAAGGGCCCCAAAACAAAGGCTCAGAAGTCGCTGTCTAAGTGGACTAAAGAGGAATGGGGAACAAAGTCCGGTAAAAACTCAACTCAAGGAAGCAAAGCGACAGGTGAAAGGTATCTCCCGAAGAAGGCTCGAAAAGCTTTATCAGACAAGGAGTACGCTGCCACTTCCCGAAAGAAGCGGGAAGACACAAAGAAAGGCAAGCAGTTCTCAAAGCAGCCAAAAAAGATAGCGAAGAAGACAGCGCGGGTTCGAAAAGCGAGTCACCGCCCTAGCCGACGCAGCTGATTTAGGTGTTGCATACATATATTAGTATCGCTAATATTCGATGTATATTCGTCCATCAGAGCGATATCTGATCGGCCCGTAGCCGTAAAAAACGTAACCATCGCCTGCACAAGGCGTTAAACCTGCCGAGGTCGCTCTCGTTAAAACGCGCTAGTTCGTCGTCCCACGACACGGGAACACGGATTAGCCGCTCCAGTAAGTCGGCTAAACGAGCAGCTTTATTAGCTGCGCTATTAATACGACAATTTTATGGAGGCCATCATGGCTTTAACGAACTTCGGTACGCTTACGGGCGACCAACTGCAGATGTGGTCGCGTGAATTCTGGAAAGTAGCACGCAACCAATCTTTCATTAACCAGTTCGCTGGTACTGGCTCTAACGCGATGGTTCAGCGAGTCACTGAACTGACCAAGAACCAAAAAGGCACGAAAGCAAACATTACGTTGCTTGCCGACATGACCGGTGACGGTATTACGGGCGATAACACGCTTGAAGGGAACGAAGAAGCACTGCGCGCGTTCGACATCAGCATCGAGATGGATCAGCTG